GTGATGAAATTAATTTTAGTGGAGCATTAACAACAAATTACAAAGTCGCATACTTCGACTACGATAACAGTCCTTATTCGCTCGATTGGTCGCGGCTTTATTCTGAATATTATCAGGGTTTGTTTGAGCCGATGACATGGTACATGAATAAGGTTGTGGCTGATTTTAAATTGAACGATCTGGATATTCAGTCATTCAAATTTAAATATCCGGTTTACATCAAGCATTTCAATCGGTATTTTTATGTCAATGAAATATCCGAATATACCGGAAAGGATCAATCCACTAAATGCACGTTGATCGCGATATGAATCCTAACTTTATTGAGCTGAGCGCAATGACACCGATTTCATTTAGGGTTCAATACAACTGGAGTATTCATGACGAGTACGTGTATTACTACGCAGGTATACCGATACTGACTTTTTACATTTTTTTAAATTGACATGGCAAACGAAACGGTCGAGATAATCCGGATTGAATTTCAGGCGGATGAGGCAATAAAGAACACGGCAAAGCTACGTGAAGAGCGCGATAAATTACTTGCTGCCAATAAGGAAGTAATTAAATCTGAGGGCAAAAATAGCGAGGCAGCCTTAAAAAATGCGGCACAAATCAAAGTGCTAAATGATACGATACGTGAACAGGAGAAGGTAAGTCAGAATATAATTAAGGCGAACAATCTCCAAACGCGTTCAAATCAGGAATTAAAAGCATCGCTATCGTTAAAGACTGCTGAGTTAAATAGATTGGGCGCGGCAGAAAAGCAATCATCTGCAACGGCTCAGGCATTGGCGCAGGAGGTGTTGGATTTGACCAATGAATTAAAGGCGAATGAATCAGCGGTCGGTAATAACTTTCGCAATGTAGGTAACTATCAGGCGGCAATAGAGGGCGCGGCAGTTTCGATATTTGACTTAAAGCAACGGTTGAGTGAGTTGCAGCAGACAATACAGACATCACCGATTGATTCTCAGCAGTTCAAAGATGCATCCGATGAGGCTGCAAATCTCGGTTTACAAATCGGGCAGTTAGAGGGCAAGCTGGATGAGTTCGGTAATAGAGAGCCAAAGAACCCGGCCAAGCGTGCATTTGAAGATACGATTGCAACGGCAGGGGCGTTGACTTCAACACTTCAAATAACATCGCTTGCATTTGGTGAAAACGAGGGCGCATCAGAGAAACTTGCTCAGGGTGTTCAGGCGATTGCCATTGCTCAGAACGTGGCGAACATTGTCAAAGAAAAGGGAGCGATAATTGACACGTTAACGCTAAAGAATTTCAGATCATTAACTGGTGTTCAGGCGGCCTATGGTGTTGTTGTTGGAACCTCAACAGGTGCGCTTAAATTATTTCGGCTTGCACTTGCCGCAACTGGTATAGGTGCGCTGATTGTCGGATTGGGTTTATTAATTGCGAATTTCGACAAGGTTAAAAATTCGGTGATTTCACTTGTTGCACCGATAACTGATTTTTTCGGATTGACATCAGAGGCAGGTCGGGCGCAGGAAAAGTTAGCGCAAGATGCGGAGAAGTCGGCAAACGCACAGGTAAAAGCTGCGGATGAATTAAAGGTTTCATCTGATAATAGGGTAAAAGCAATTGATCGAGAAATTGCATTGGCTCAGGCATCCGGAAAAAGTACGGTCGAACTGGAAAAGAAAAAGCAGCGCGAAATAATACTTACAACAAACTCACAACTTCAAGCGAACAGAGCATTATTTAATGCGCTTAAATTAAAAGCACAAAATGTTGAATTGACCGATGAAGAAAAAAAGAAATATGAAGAACTGCGCAAGACAATAAACGATCAAACGCAGGCGATATTAGACGCAAGTAATAACATTAACGTAATCACTGCGAATGCGAATAAAGAGCAAGACGATAAGCGTAAGGAGGCGAACGATAAAGCCATTGAACGGCAAAAAGAATATCAGGCTAAATTGAAAGAATTAAATGAGAAGTTTATCCTAACTGAACGTGAGCGGTTAATTAAATCATTTGATGATGAATTGAAAGCAATCACCGGAAATGGGCAAAAAGAAATTGAATTACGTGCTGCAATCAGTAAGGCAAAGCAAGATGCCGTAACTAAATTCGATAACGATGCAAAGGCGAAAGAGGCGGCACGCATCAGGGCGAATGAGTTGGAGTTGTTGCAGATTGAAGAGGACAGTTTGCAGAACCGATTACGTGCATTTGAGTTAGGGTTTGTTGATCGCGAGGCAAAACTACGCGAGCAGGGAGCCAAAGAAGTTGATATTACGCGAATCAAAAATGATGGCATTAAAAAGGTAGAGGAGCAATTCGCTAAAGAGCAGTTAGATATTCAGATCAAATCAATCAATGATCTGGCGGCATTGAATAGCACATTGCAGGAAAATGAACTTGCAGCGGTTGATTTATCAGTAGCGACCGAGCAGGAAAAGGCGGTAAAGAAAGCTGAGATTAATTTAAAGTATTTGCAAGATCAGTTAAAGAATGTTGAGGCATTGGCGAACGCAGACGGTCAATTAACTGCGCAGGAAATTGCCAACATCGAAAAGGTAAGGTTAGCCATTACCGGAGCGCAACAGGGCATTGTTGATGCGCAGACAACCAACCCGCCAAAGACCATCGGCGAATTATTTGGCGCAACACCAGAAGAGGCACAAAAGATTGATGATGCAGTTGCATTTTCAATTGATTCATTAAACAATGTTGTCGGCATCATTAACGAACGGTACCAGCGTGAGATTGATTTAATTAATCAGGTGCGTGATGCCGAAATTGAAGCGGTTGAAAATAGCACGTTAAGTGAGGAAGAGAAAAAGACAAAGGTTGAGCAGATAAATAAAAAGGCCGCGCAGGATGCTTACCAGTTGCAGTTAAAACAATTCAACGCAGAAAAGGCACTGAACATCACAACCGCGATAATTAACACGGCACAGGCGGTCATAAAAGCAGCGGCACAATTCGGGCCTATTGGTGCGGCTATCGGTGCGGCTATTGGCGTTGCTCAGATTGCATTAATCGCATCACAACAACCGCCACCACCGCCTAAATTCGCAACGGGTGTGGTAGGTTTGAATGGTGCAGGCAACGAAACGAGCGACTCAATCCCGGCTTATCTGTCGCGTGGTGAATCGGTAATTACTGCACGGGGGACAAGATTCGCTCAGGCTAATTATCCGGGTCTTTTGGAATTTTTAAATACACGTAATAAATTCGCAGACGGTGTGGTTAATTTCAGCAACAGTCCTGTACCTTCTGCCATCCCGAACGTGGGCGAACAGGTACGGGCGGCACTGCAAGATTTAACGATCGTTACGAAAGTTACAGACATTGAAAAATCAATATCAGACCGTCAGTCAGTGCGAAATGTTGGGGTAATATGAACCGATTGAATCAGGTGCGAAAATTAACTGAAACAGGCGAGTTGAATTGGCTGTTTTCAAACGGCATGGTCAGCGGTAAGGTATTGATGTACCGGGATATGTTTTTCGATTACGATATTTTAATCAGGCAAGGGGCAAAGAAGATGGCGGCATTGCAGGCAACGGCAGATAGATATAAGGTATCTGTTCAAACAATTTACAGAGCGATAAAATGGATGCAGGGATAAATATTTGCTTGATTACTCCGCATCAAGATAAGCGGCGTGCGGCATTCTTAGAACGATTGGAAACGTACATTGACAGGCAGACAAGGCAGCCTGATTCATGGATTGTAGTTGATCATAAATTACCGCTGCAAACTGATCTTACCGCACGAATAAAACACGGTTGCGAATTAGCCGTGGCTGATGGTGCTGATTTAATCCTGATCATGGAAGATGATGACTGGTACGATGAGCATTATATCGAAACGATGGCAACCGAATGGGATAAGGCAGGACGGCTTGAGATCATCGGCATTGATTCAACGCGATACTACCACATCAAATCGCAGGGTTATGTGATACTGAATCATCCTGCCCGTTCATCCTTGATGAGTACTGGTATCAGTCGGGAAGGTGCGGCTCGGATGATATGGCCTGATGATGATTTTATATTTCTTGATATACCGATGTGGAAGCATTTGAACGGAACCACGTTCAGTGCGGATTTATCCGTCGGTATTAAGCATGGGGTAGGCAAGACCGGAGGGGTAGGGCATAAATCAAACTGGGTGCAATACCAGATAGATAACAATTGGCAGACTTTACGTAAATGGATCGGTAAGGATTCCGAATTTTACGAGCAGTATTTCTTATAGAACGTATAAGGCACTACATTGAATTTAGCAAGCAGCCAGATTATCGTTTTGTATTTTTTGAAATCGTAACGGTCAAAATCAGACCGTTCCATGTAGGGGTAACGGATCAGCCGTTCAATCTTATTTTCATATTGACCAAGTTTGGACAAGTCAAATTTTGGCTTTTTTGCGAATATCTCTTTTGCCTGTTCCTTATTCAACGCACCTGAACGAACCTGAGCGGATAGGTACACGATGCGCTTATCTATTTTGAATTTTTTAGGCAATAGATAAGACCCGACAAATTCGGTGTACACATTCTCGCAATGCTTACCGCCATAATCCTGCCAACCGATCAGGTCTTTCATATCCGTTTCCATCCTGACCCTGTCTTTGATATAGTGGAAAGGTCGGATATTTTTAATGCCTTTCAATCCGTATTTTATCTGATCTGAAAAGGTGAAAAGCGGATAGTTTTCTAACTGCTTTCCGGTGTATTTAAAATAAACTGATTGAATGTATTTCGCATCCATGTAAGTCCATGATGCAGGCGTGCTTCCTTCCGTGCGGAAATCATGACCATTCAGTATGTATTTGATGCCGTACTGGTCAGCAGTCTGATACATCAGCTTAGTCATTGCAATATCGTTAGGTATATCCGCATCAGGCAGGCCGGCAGCGAGAAAGGCATCGTTCAGGTCATCGTATTCTTTCTTATTGACCTTGTAAACGATGCAATCCACATTTAATTTTTGCACCAATTGGTTCATGTTGTGCGTTGCTTCCGGTGCATTCCAATTATTATCAAAATGAATCACCAACGGGCGCAGCTTCCATGACCTGACCGCAGCGTAAAGCAGCGTACTCGAATCCAAGCCGCCTGAAATACCCATGATGCAGTCATACTTCTTTCCTTTACCTGCCTTGACAACCTTTTCAATCTGCCGCATAAGGTCAGACGGAAGCGATTTAGATTCCAATTCATCGTGCAGGTCGCAGTAATTGCATTGATAAAATCCGATTTTAGCAAAATCAGAAGTAAACAGGCAGCGTGGGCATTCAGTCATAGTCAGTTATTTTTAACAAATGTAAAAAATTCAGAACTTATCTGATGGTTTGGTTTATTTCGGTTTCGGTATTCGCGTTTAATGTGTGCAACAATATCATCAACGCTATCCCATTTCAGCGAATACGGCAGATCGCCGTTGTAAATTGATTTTCGACCCATCAGCCCCATCTGCAAATTGGAGTTAGGGCAGCCATCATGCGGAGTGAGGCGAAGGTTGATGAAGCATTGCGAATAAATATCATGCAGTTGCTTTTTAGTGAAACTACCTAAGTGCGCTTTTATAATCGGAATATCAATTTGCTGCTCAATCTGCTCAATTAATTCAGAGCCGTAAAATGTTTCAGCACCTTTGCCATAATACCAGTATATTGAATCACCCATCGGGGAGTTTTTCCATTGCGTGGCGATCGTTGCGCTATATCTTTTTATTACCGAATCAATGCCATAGGATTGAAGGGTATCGTAAACATATTGACTGATCGAATAAATTACCGTTGCTCTTTTTTTTATAGCACTAACCCAATCAGGATTAAGATTGAGAGCATCCGATCCGGCAAAAATTAAAATGCGGTCTGATCGGTGATTTATAAATCGGTTGAAATCTACATCCCTATACATTCCGATAAATGCGCACGGCTTCAGGCTATCGTAATAAGGCTTTAATTTATATTTTTTTCGGTAGTTGGTAGTAAGTCCAACTAACGATTTACTGATGCAAGCCTGATCACAATTCATTTAATTCAGCAAATTGATTTAAAAACGGATAAGGCTGCATTTTCTCTGATGGTAAACGATTAGTCCAGTGATCTTCAAAATCATGTTTATTCAGCCACAGGTCTGTTGAGATACTTAACAATACACCGTCATTCTGATGCAGTATTTTTATTTTGCCGTAGTTTAAACGGACTTGTTGCTGCATCATGTAATCCATTGAATTGTTCTTGTCATCGGTGAACGGTTTGTAATTGATTTTTCGCAGCAGATTTTTGGACAAAATCCGACCAATTCCGATGGTTTCATTTTTACGGTATGCGTCAGTATATCCGGGCCAATATACGAGCCGAACTTTACTATTCCGAATGTCAGCGAAATGGCATCCGTATTTACCGATCATGGCATGCTGATCAATGTGCTTTTCGCATAGTGTAAGGTAATCATCACCAATCCAATCTGAACTACCTGCAAATAAAACTGCATCATGATCATAATTTTGGGCGGCTTGAAATCCTGCGTTCCATTTTGCACCGAGTGGATTATTCGGCATATTGATAAAGTCGCACCCGGTTTCATTTGCTATCTTCATTGCTTCCGGTTCATGACCGATCAATATTACCCGATGCACTTTATTCTTTTCGTATAGTCTTTTAATGGTCAATTTCAGTAACGGAAACCGACCGAAGACAGGGATAGGAACGATAACTTTCATAATATTGCAAAACTATGAAAGTAATTGCAGCATACAACATATTCAACGGGTTAGAACTATTCCACAAATCGCTTGAATATACCCGGCCATACGTTGATGAAGTGGTATTTATTTATCAAACCGTAAGCTATCGGGGCAATGCAAATCCGAACGTATTAGATCACATTGAGCAATATCCAGATATTAAATCGTTCGAGTTCAAACCTGACCTGTCATTTAATCCAAAGGAGAATGAACTCAACAAACAAAACATGATGATTAACATTTGCCGTGATCTTGGCGCATCGCACATGATACTGGTTGATTGCGATCACATTTACGAGCCGGATAAATTCAAGGCGGCAATCGATAAATCAAAACAGTACGATGTGACATTCACCGGGATGCTGACTTATTACAAATATCCTACATGGCAGCTTGACCCACCGGAGAACTACTTCATGCCATTTCTGATTAAGCTATATCCGTCAACGCAATTCATGAAGCTGCACAACTATCCGGTGCTTGTTGATCCTACACTGAGGGTAAATACCTGCGGCAATTATTATGTGTTCCCAATGGATGAATTTCTATTCCATCATTATTCAATGGTGCGTAGTGACATTAACGAGAAATTTAAAAATAGTCCGTCAAGACCTTACGAATATTGGAAGCAGCACGGATATGTGGATGAGTGGTTCGATTACGATCTTAAATTAAATCCGGGCGTCAAATATTTTTCGGGCAGAAAGATTAAGATTGTCGAAAATTATTTCGATATTTGACACGAACGCTAATTCATGTGTGTTCGTTTTGGGAATGGTTAGGAGCCGGGCAGCAGTGTCCGGCTTTCTATTTTATACCAACTCAAACCCATCAGCCTTATCCAGAATATTTAGCATTGCACCGTCTTTTGTTGAGCGAATTAATTTCAGACTGCAACCATTTTTATTTAATGCCGTACTGAGTGCAGCAAAATCACGCTGACACTTTTTGATGTTGTGATCCTGCCCTAAATGCGGATGCCCGATAAGATCAACACCTGCAAGATGTATTTCTTTCGCACCGCATTTGTACGCATGCACAACGGCAATATAAGGGCTGCTGATTGAGTGGCAATACCTATCCGTGTTCAATTCAGAAATATCACTGCGCACACTGCTTAATTTAATTAACTCAGCTTGCCTGTATTGCTGCCAATCGGTTATGTGCGTAAATAACCAACCGGTATGATCCTTAATCACTTTCAACCTATCACCGTCAAACACTTTCGGATTATCGCAAATAATAAGATGATCAACATCAAACGGGCAATTATTCACGCCAATGGTTAGATCATACGCATCAGAAAAGTATTTGGATTCGCTCAATCCGGTAACCAGAATTTTCATTTACGATTTTGTGTTAAACTTTTTTGCTACAAACGTATAGAATTTTGCAACATGGCTGAAAAGCACCTATACGTATTCGGGGAAATAGGCTACGAGAACAACGTTCAATCAGTTGCCGCATCGCTTCAAGGTGCTACAACCGAAGATAAAATAATCGTTCACATTCATTCACCCGGTGGAGATGTAAACGAAGGATTCGCAATACTTGATCACCTGCTCAGTTACGGTGCAGTAATTGAAACACGCATCGAAGGTCTGTGCGCATCAATCGCAACGATCATTTCAATGGCGGGATCAAAGCGAACCATCACCGAAAACAGTACGTTTTTCATTCATAATCCGTGGACTGTAACTGAGGGTGATTCTGAAGCATTGCAACAAATGGCCGACCAATTAAAGGCCGTTGAAGAGCGGATTGCTCAGTTTTACGCAAAGTACACCAAACGCGATAAGGAAGAGATGTTGCTGCTCATGAAACAAGCGGATAACATCACCCCTGAACGTGCTTTTGAACTTGGATTTGTAACCGAAATAGTGCAGCCTGTTATGGCAATGGCACGATTCACACCCTTAATCACAATGTCTGAAACCAAACTAAACTCAATCATGTCAATTTTTCTAAATGAAATCCGGAGCTTGTTTAATCTTAACTCCAAAAATGAAATCAAAAATCTGGACACCACACTGGAAGACGGAACACCGATAACAATCGAAGGTGAAGAGGTCGCAGTTGGTGCTGCCGTAACTGTTAACGGTGAGCCTGCGCCTGATGGCGGTCATACACTTGCAGACGGTACAGGCATTGTAACTGTTGGCGGTGTAATTACCGATGTAATGCAGCCCGGTGAGGACAATGGCGAAGAGGTAGAAATCAGCATCGAAGATTTGCAGGCGCAGATTACTGAAAAAGATGCAACTATCGCGGCACTGAATACCGAAATCGAAACGCTCAAAGCATCCGTATCTGAACATCAGAATGTATTGGCTGAGATCAAAGACAAATTCGAGCAGAAGCAGCCGATTTTCAACCGCACCCCACGCACCCCTGCAACTAAATCAGCAGACAAAAAAGGCAATCGTTTCACTGCTTCCGAAATCAGTGCGAAACTCGATAGCACAAAACGCAAAAAGTAACAATCTAAACAACCAACAACTCATAAAAAATGGCAATCCTTAACCCATCAGACCTCACATTCAACGGTGAGGAAATCAGATCAATCAGAGAGGCGATATTGGAGCAGGTATTCGCAAAACCTGCCGTTACCGACTTTCACACCGTATACGAGGATATCGTAACGAAAAAACAAATCGCATTCTTAGGCAGGCTCGGTAAAATTACCCGCGTTGATGCAGGATGTTCGTCATCACCACTGAGCGCAGGCATCACGAACTCAGAGAAATTCTGGGAACCTGTGCGTTTTGAAATTTGGCTTTCCGAATGTTACACCAACTTAGAAGATACTTTCTTTGTATGGGCAAAACAACGCGGAATGGCTGAACCTGACCTGACCGGCACTGACTTTGCTGCATTCTTAGTTGAGCGCATGACCGATGCAATGTATGAAGATACGCTGCGAATCGCATGGCTCGGTGATACTGATGCTGAATCAGTTGATGCAACCCCATCCGGCATACTTTCAGCCGGAGTAAGTCCGCTTGATTACAATCAAATTGACGGATTTTGGAAACAATTATTTGCAATCGGAACTGCAACACCTACGCAACGCACAAGCATCGCTGAAAATGCGTTAAGTACTAAAGCTGCTCAGGATGCACTGGCTAATAATCGCGCTTTCTTGACCTTCCAGTCAATGATGAACAAGGCTGATTACAGACTGCGTTCGGCACAAAATAAAGTGATGTTGGTAACGATGTCACTGCTTGACAACTACGCGACTTATCTTGAATCGCAAGGCAACGATGCTTCATTTATCCGCATCGAACAAGGTTTCTCTGTTCTGCGTTATCGCAACTTAGAAATCATCGGTGTTGACCTGTGGGATCGTTACATCCGCGCGGATTTCGACAATGGCACTAAATACGATATTCCTCACCGTGCCGTATTGACCACTAAAGAAAACATCGCACTCGGTGTTGATGCAGCTTCTGCACTTGCTGACATTGATCAGTGGTTCGAGCGCAAAGACAAAACCACCAACTTCAGAGGCGGTTACAAAATGGATGCGAAAGTTCTCGAGAATTACATGGTTTCACTTGCTTACTAAAATCGGAGGAACACAATATGCCAACAGCCTGTGCAGGACTAACCGAAAATGTCCTTAATAACTGCGAGAAGCCGATTACCGGTGGCGCGAATGACCGTATCTGGTTAGTTAATAAATCAGATATTGCATCCACTACACCCGATGCGCTTAACCCCTATCTGATCACTTCCATCACTCTTAATTCCGGTGCATATCTGTACCGGTACGAGGGGCAAAACAACTCTGTTGATTTACGTGCCGCACTGGTCCGCCAGCGTTATACTACCGTGTACGATCACGAGGTAATATTCAAGGTATTTGACAACACACCCGAAATCAAAAGGCAACTTGGCTATCTTGGTCAGGGTGTAGTGGTCGCGATCGTTGAAAGTAACTTTAAAGGATCGGATGATGATTCAGCATTTGAACTTTACGGCCTTGATGCCGGATTGATCCTGAACGCAAACGAATCAAATAAATCAGATGCAGATACGCAAGGCGCATGGAACCTGACTATTTCGACCTCTGAGCAGGCGAAAGAACCAGGACCGCCGAAAACCTTGTCTTATGGTTCATACACTGCAACCAAATCTGCACTGAACGCGCTTGAACTGCCGTAATTGATGACAGGGATTGAATTATCAAAAGCCCTGAGCGAATATTCATATCCCTTGCCTGCTGAGAAGAGGCAGGGGATTTTCGCTTTATACGCTTCTGTCACCGGAACGCCAAAGGAAAGACGATGCCCAAACTGCGCAACCGATGCTTATTTTGAAATGCGGATTCTTGCACGTGACTTTGGTGAAAATGAAATACCTTTGAAGGACAAATCAAAACGTATGGCAACAAATTCAAAAGAACCTAAACTGGTTAAGTATCGCATTAAAAAGGCATTTCGGGCGCATGGTGACCCGAAGATTTATGATAACCATAATACAAGCGACAAAGAAGCAGAAGCGTTAATGCGCATCAATCCGGCCTTATCGGTTCACTTCGAGTTTCTTTATGAGCAGCCTAAAGTGGTGCATAAAAAAACGAAAGAATCGTTACCGAAAAAGGTTAAGAAAAAACAAACATCATTAGACACTAATTGACAATGGCACGGATCGTAACATCAAATAACAGGCAGCGGCAAGTTATACGCGACCTGAGAGCGGAGAATGTATATTCATTCGATTATGATAATGCCTATCCGCAACGGGTGTACGATCTGATTAATTCATCCGGTGCAGCGAAATCCGCTTGGGATAAGTTCGCTAAATTCATCATGGGTAACGGTGTGTCAGATGACCTTGTTGCTCGTCAAGTGGTGAATAAATACGGTATAACCGTTGACAAGCTGATGCGGATGTGCATTAATGATTACGCAATGTTCAGGGGTTTTTCGGTTCATGTGTCTTATAATGCAATGGGCGATATAACCGGATTCAATCACGTTCCTTTTGAATGGTGCAGGATTGGCAGAGATCAGAAGATTGCGGTGTATGATAATTGGGATAGACGCAAATTGAAAGACAATGGCAAATATTCACCCGCTGACATTCGCAGGTTCGATAAGTTCAATCCTGATTACGCACTGGATGAAATTAATGCTGAACCGGGCGCGACATTAGAAGAGAAGATCGCAAACTATCCCGGTCAGGTGTTTTGGTTCAGTGCTGATGGAATCGAAACTTATCCATTATCACCGTTTGACCCGGTACTTGAAGACATCGAAACCGATGCTGAAATAAAGATCGGTAAATTAAAGAATGTCAAGACCAATTTCGTTGCACCTCAAATGGTCAAGTATCGGGGTCGGTTTGAATCAGATCACGATCGGGCATCATTTATTGAATCACTTGAACAATTTCAAGGCAATGAGAACGTGGGTAACATCATGCTCGTTGAGGTTGAGGATGGTGTAGCTGATTTCGAGGTTGCAAAATTCGAGATACAGGACTTCGATAAGAAATGGGAGTTTACAGAACGATCAGTGAAGGAGAATATATTTCAAGCATTGCAGCAGCCACTTGTCTTATCCGCTATGCCCGTTGCAGGTAAACTCGGTACGAGCAGCGAGATTGAAGATGCGAAAGTATTTTACAACGATATTACCGCAGATGATCGGCTCGTAATTAGTGAGGAATTTACCCGGTTGTTTGGCAAACAAATTTCAATCATTCCAATAACGCAAAAAACCAATGGCACTACTACTAATCAGCCCGTCTGATATACGTAAATACAGAACCTTATCAATCAACATTCAGGATGAGCGCATTGATCCGTTTATTTTGGAAGCGCAGGAATTCGATCTGCGCAAGGTCTGCGGCGATGCGTTCTTTGAAAAATTGGTTGAGGAAATTTCACCTGCAAATTATCCTGAATTAAAAGAGCAATATGAGGGGTTTCTGATTTACAAAACATACGCGCGATTGCTGCGACATAATCAGGTGAATGTAACTGCGGCGGGGGTAGTGTACAAAACAAATGAGTTCAGTAGCGTTGTGCCGCAAAATGAATTAAGCAAGTACATTAATTCGGTACTTGACGGATCGAAAGAATACGAGCGCAGATTCATTAAGTACATGAACGCATCGACAACCGATGCCGCAACTAATTATCCTGAATGGCTTGAATCGGATTGTTGCAGTAAGAGATCACGAACCTATGGCGGTACACGTATCAGCGCAGTAGGTAATAACATCAAATTGACCGATGCGGCAAAGGATTTGGTAAACCAGCGCGGACTGGATTCATTACGTGGCAGGCGAAATACTGATTACTGATCATGGTATCAATTACCAATGCAGACCTTGAAATTTATGTAACTGAAAATTCAGTTACAACCGTGATATGGAAAGATAATGCGCGGGTATTGGCGTTTGGTGATGTTGTTAGAATTACTGATCGTGACGGGATCAGATACGAATTTCTTTATACGGATGTTATCGCGCCAACTTCGCCGGCCTATTCAAGTGCAGAAGAGTTAGCAGATGAAATTAATACTTATCTAATCACGATTCCGGGCGGTGGTGGCGGTGGTACTATTACCGATGTCACGGCAACCGCACCGCTAACATCATCAGGTGGGGCAACACCGGATATTTCAACGCTGATGACCAGCGGTAAATTAATCGGGCGGCATTCAAGCGGTTCAGGTGTATTTCAAGAAATCACATTAGGCACTAACCTATCATTATCAGGTGATACACTGAACGCAACAGGTGGTGGCGGTGGTGGTCTGTTGTCCGGTAACGCAACGCAGGTATCAGCAGGGGTTTATACCGCATCAATTACGGGCGTAACTGCGTATTCAGCAGGTGATGCGTACCTGATTAAATTCGGCACGGCAAACGATGGCGCAAGTACAATTAACATCAATTCGTTAGGGGCAAAGAATATATTTAAAAATACCAACGTACCCATTGCATCCGGTGATATTAAGGCGAATCAGGAAATTATGATCGTCTATGACGGTACTAATTTTCAGGCAATCGGATTAATATCTTCTCAATTACTCGCATACGTTCATAATTCGCAGGGTTCAGTGATTAATAAGGGTCAGGTTGTTTATGCTTATCAGGCAACAGGCAACAAGATGAGCGTAAAATTAGCCCGTGCCGATTCGGATGCGACCAGTGCAAAGACAATCGGGTTAGTGTATGATAGCAGTATCGGGATAGGTGGCGAAGGGTACATAATAATTCAGGGCGTAATTGAGGGGATAAATACCGCAGCATTTAACGCGGGTGATACTTTATATCTCAGTGGAACCACGTTTGGTGGCGTTACGGCAACGAAACCACACGCACCAACACATTTAGTTTATGTCGGCATTGTCGAGCGTGCAAATGCAGGTAACGGGCAAATTTATGTACGTTGTCAAAATGGATATGAACTTGATGAAATACATGATGTCGATTTAATCAGTAGCGCACCGGTTAATAATCAGTTATTGACCTATGAGCAATCAACCGACCTGTGGAAAAATAAATCATTAGGAACGATCTTAGGCGGCAATACATCGCAATACGTTCGCGGTGATGGCACGCTGCAAACCAATGCAGGATCATTCGGTACAACTGTTGATGGATATATCGGAGTGATTCAGCCGGGCGTTGTGGGGTATGTTGTAATGCCTTATGCCGGGACAATCACCGGGTGGAGCATTGCAGCGAATGTATCGGGCAGCATCCGGTTTGATATTTGGAAAGCGAACAACGCATTACCGACCGTTGCAAATACAATCGTGGCAAGTGCTAAACCTGCATTAACATCAGTGCAATATCTCAGCTCGACAACATTAACCGGATGGACAACAACATTTATAGCGGGCGATGTATTTGCTTTTTTTGTCGAAACGGCAACAACAATAAAAAACGCCACAATTTCAATCAGGGTAACTAAATCATAGCCATGACATACACGGTAATAAACAAAGAACTTCGAGGCGAACTGGTACTTACTGAGGTTGCCTATATCATCAACGGTCAGCAGCATGTTGTCGAGGTGTACCATTCTGTTTTCGGATTGACCGAACAGGGTATAATTGATAAGATTGAGCAGCAGGGTGTAGTCGAGCAGAACAGGCTCGCAGCGATTGAAGCGGCAAAAGAACTGATTGAAAATATAAATCTGTAATATGCCAACGTGGACAGGCGGCGGTGCGGACAACAACTGGGATACAACTGGCAACTGGAATACAGGCGTAATTCCTGCGGTCGGTACGGATGCTATTTTTGATGGCGTTACCGGTGTCAATCCGAATAAGAATTGCACGGTAAATGCTGCGAACAGAATATGCGCAAACTTTAACACCAACGGTTACACAGGGAAAATTACATTTGACTTCGATGTTCAAGTTAACGGTAATATCACACTTGGCGCAGGTATGTTGTTTGACGGCACTGCGTTTTTAAATCTTCGTTTTGCATCAGCAGGATTAACCCGAAATGTGAACTGCCCGTCTGCTCTTACAATACCACGATTAAGTTACAACGGTGGTAATTCAGGGACAATAACATTCACTAATAACACAACGATAACCAATTTAACCTGTACTGATGGCGCAAATGTTACCTATACTTTTAGCCCTGTTACAGGATCGGTTACAATTACAATTAGCGGTGGAACATTCAATACCAATTCAATTCTTAACGGTCTTGCAAGGGCGATTCTCAACGCGAATACTACCCTAACATTCAGCGGAACTTCTACCTTAACTGCATTTACAAACGGCTCAATACTTTTAGGAAGCGGCACAATTCAAACCGCATCCGGCGCGAACCTGACAATTAACAGGAATTGGAATTACGTAGGTGGGTCAGGTGGCACAATTAACTTTTCGCAAGGCACGGTAAGTTTCGGCAGCACTACATTCACGCAGAGCATGGCATTGACATTGAATTTTCCTTCATCAGTTGGGGTATTTAACAATATTGATGCAGGCAATACTTTAACGCTGCAATCAGATGTTGCGGTTGCAGGTAACTATGCTCTTCCGGGAAGTGGCGGTCTTACCCATACAATCAACGGTGCATTTAATTTTATTCCCCGAAGTAATATAAACATGGGTAGTGGAAACACAATAGCAGGAAATGCCACGCTGCGATTAGAAACAACCGCCAACGCATCTATTACGGTTGCATCAGCTAATTGTGTGATTAGTATTGCTAATTTTATCATAGATAAAGGAACGGGTATTTTAACCCTGCCAAGTTCTACATTGATTTTTTCGGGTGCAGTTTACACTTTGACATCCGGGATAATATCACACGCAGGGACAATAACATTTTCAAACAATAAAACAATCACACATACAGTTTCTGCGTCTTATAATTTTATTAATTTTACTTCTGGTAACGCAACGCAAACAATTAATGGCAATCCATTAGTGGCAAATCAAATCACCTGTAATGTAAATCAAACATTTGCAGGCAACAGAGGATTCACAACAGGAACATTCTCATCTGTGCAGACAGTTAGCATAACTTTAACCTTTGCCAATGTCAACGCATCACCGAATGTTGAATATATCGTTACAGGGCAGCTGACAATAAGAGGAACCGAAGCAGCACGGATAACATTGCAATCAGCGGGCAGCACTGGTAACTTCACCGGAACGGCTAACGGTACTACATTTACAGGCAGTCAGGCTAACTTAGCGGCAGGGATGACTATATCACAGGCAACCGGAACTGCACCGACCGGATTCAGCAATTTATTTCCTGCCCGGCCTGTAATAGTATCAGGTGGCCCGGCAACTTGGGTAATGGATTTGAACGTAACGCCATCAACCGGAAGCATCACAATGCGGGCAGGGTTTAAGGCAAAACTAACACTGCAAGCCGGAGCATCGCAAGAGGTCGCATTTGTTACCACTCAGGACATTGATTCATCAGCAGGGCAGACCATTTATGCGTTCCTTTCAAATACCGATTCGGCAGCAACTAACGTAAACCTATTTAGGACATTAAATTGGGGGCCGCTCGTTGCGCCATCAGGATCTTCTTTTTACACTTGGGTATGTTAAGACACACAATCATAGGCATCGCAGCCAAAGAAATCGGGCAGACCGAAAAGCCTGCAAATAGCAATAAAACTAAATACGGCAAGTGGGCACAGTTTGACGGGGTGGCTTGGTGCGGATTGTTCGTGTCATGGGTTTATGCACAGGCCGGAGTACCACTGCCTAAAATCGGATTCACTTTTCCCGGATTTGCCGGAACGCAAACGGCAATGGCGCAACTAAAAAAATGGGGGCGAATCGTTCAGCAACCAGAACCGGGCGATGTTGTTTTTTTTGATTGGAACGGTGATAAGCGAGTTGATCATGTTGGGATTGTGGTTCAGCTATTAAGCAACGGCACGGTAACAACAATCGAGGGCAACACATCAGCAACGAATCAATCCAATGGCGGCAATGTTGAGCGCAGAACACGGAACTTAAAGCACTGCATTTTCGTAAGACCTTTTGTGTTAGATAATGAATGACAACAAGGCGCAGACGGGGTGGGATATGGAATCGGTTATCAAAGAACTGGTTTCAACTTACTATTGCTTTTTCTGCCATAATTCACATGATTGCGTTCATGACCGGCAAGATAGATATTACAACATTTGGCGGTTCGTTTGCGGTATTTGTTACCACTATCAGCAGCATTAAATCGGCACTCAAAGACAATGATTCAGACTGACACAATAAAGCCTTACATCTGGGGGTTGCCGCCGGGATTCGATGCGCATTATGTTGAGCCGGATAAGATTGAAATAGTGCGTCAGTCAGACACTATGAGCATTGCCGTTAATGATGACTGGAAGCAATACGAACCGAAAGGACAAACCGACTTAACTGCATTTAGAACATACAAACAGGCGCAGGTTGTTAAATACCCCCTTAATACGCATTTTAAAGAGTGTTCATTTGTATGTGCAACAATTTGTATTGCATTTTATATAATTCGCATTACACGGCTTCTAATGCCGTAAATTTGCAACATGGTTGTAGAAAGTAAACGGTTCTTCTCTGTCGCAGCAGCGGATAATTTAATCATAATCAAAGCAAATAAACTTTGGCGCGATACTTTCCCAAATGCGATAACCGTTACTGATGTCATTCACCCAGATCATTACGATTTTATCCCTGATGAATCACAATGCGACCCCGCCAAACCGATTGATGTATCATTGAATGTAATGGTGGGAGCGGATGAGTTTAAATCGCACTGGTTCGCTCACCGTTCACCGTTGGGACACATCCGCATTGAGGGGCTATTGCTCGACACGAGAACGCATCAGGATGAACAGTTAGTATCAACTATCCTATTTCAATTAAATCACAACCTGATGGCTCCGATTGCACACATCAAAGGATTAATCAATCTGCTCGAATTGCAGCCATCAGAATACGACCGGATCATCACCAGAATCCAATCCGCAGCTAACCGGATTGATGACCTGATCGAATCAATCAACCGGGACTTGCTCGGGGAGTAACTACTCGGCATCGTTTGCGTATAAGCAAACGTGAAACGGCTCGGCCTTATCTTAATCATGTTTTGCTTAACTTCGTGTATGCCATATAAGCGCAGGCTATTATGGTATCACCTTTGGAATCAATATCCCTATGCGCACCACCCTCGCCACTTTGCTGATCATTATCTTCATCCTGTTGCTTACAATAAAAATAATGTACAACACAAATCAGACTTGGAAAGCCGAAGCAGAGCGCGAAAGCCTTAACGTGGAGGCACTGATCGCTGAAAAGAGCGAAACGGCTATCCGGCAGAACCTGACTATTGCTGAACTGAAAAACCGTTACGGTCAGGTCATTGATTCGCTTGGGTACAAACTTAAACGGGTTGAGGGATTAACTAAGGTGCAAGTAAAGTACAAGACCAGAACCGTTCAACTTTGGCGCAATAGCATCGTGCATGATACTGTACGAATAAATCGTACTATTCAGCTTGCCGATTCCTGCCTGAAAATAAAGGTTACTGATCAGGGCGATACGGCACGCATCGAATCAGATATTACCCTGAACGCCTTTGTTATTTACTATCGTGGTAAAAGAGTTCACCCGTTTTGGAAATTTTGGAACAACACCCGAACACCGATGGTCAAGGTTCACACCAACTGCGGACAGGTTACAGTCAGTGCCGTTGAGGTGCGGAAGTGAAAAAGTCCTACAA